GACTGTCCAAAGACAACTCCACACTTCCTTCTGTATTTCTCTTTCTAAATCCAAAAGCTGCTATCTTAGAACCACCATTGTTTCTAAAGTCAATGTGTCCTAGGTCATTACCATCAGCAACAATACTATCAGAGGTAAAGTCAATACCACTGTGCTTAAATGTGATGTTAGCAACTGTGTCTACTGTACCTACGTTGTCAGTGTTCTGTATAAGTAGGTTTCTTGTACCACTAGCACCGATAGTTACCTCACCAAAGGTAACGTCAGAGTTAGTAGCAACTGCCTGACCTATAGCGATTACACCTGATGCGGAATTATAAGATACACCTGTACCACCACTGAGGTGTTGTCTAGTCTCTAGAGGACTAGGACCTGTGTAAGTTATAATACCATTACCACTATCGTATGATAGAGATCCGTCTCCACCTAAGTCAGTGACTGAGACATGTGCTCTTACTTCAGCAGCACTAGGACCTGTATATGTGAATACACCTGACGCACCATCAAATGCTAGACTACCATCTCCTCCTGTATCTGTTACAGATATAGCAGATCTTGCTCTATCATCAGTGAAGAATATATTTGTTGTTCCTTCTACAACGTTGTCACTATCAAACTCACTAAAGTCTAATGATAATGTAAGTGAGTCACCAGAATCATCATATGATTTATTAATACCTGTGCCACCTTGTAGCAATGCGGCTACTCTGTCGTCTACTCTTTCGTTAGTAAAGAATAAGTTTGTTGGGGTTCCAGTTGCTTCAGCAATGTCATCTAGATCTAATGTGATGTCAGCACCACCATTAAATGATACACCGTTTATATTTCTTGCTGTCTGTAATGTTGTTGCTGTAGTTGCGTTACCTACAAGTGCGGCTGTTACTTGGTTAAATTCTACATCATCAGTTGTACCAACTGCCTGTCCTATGTTAACTATTCCAGATGTGAGCGTAACTCCTGTCCCTCCCGAAAAATGTGCTCTAACTTCTGAGGGGCTAGGACCAGTATAGGTAATAACACCTGTGCCTGAGTCGTAACCGAGGGCACCATCACCTCCAGAGTCCGTGATAGAAATCGCAGATCTCGCTCTAGTGTTTGTGAAGTACACATTCGTGGGTGTCCCTGATTCCTGAACGTTGTCTGTAACCAGTGTGATGTCCGATCCACCATCGAATGAAACGCCTGAGATATTTCTAGCAGTCTGTAAATTACTTGCAGTATCAGCATTACCAGTAAGTGCTCCTGTTATTGATGTAATGTTAGCAGCGTCACCATATATGTTCTGCCAACGTATGAGGTTGCTACCTAAGTCATAGGTACTATCAGCACTTGGAAATACATTCTGATTGAATGTCCAAGCATCATTAGTATTTGACCATAGCATGCTATAGTCTGATGCTCCTTTCAAGATTATACCACCACCATCGGCTGTACTATCTGTAGGTGAAGCAACTGTACCTAGTTCTAAATTTTTATCATCTACTTGAACGGTAGTAGAATTGACCGTAGTTGTTGTCCCATTAACTGTCAAGTCACCTGTGACTGTCAAGTCATTAGGCATTGTGACATCAGTTGGGAAAGCAAACTGTATATTATTATCGTCTATACGTGAACAAATTATTTGCTGTGAGTTACCTTTAAATGTAATATCATCTATCACAGAGTAAGATGATGTTAATCTGAATGTAACATCAGGAGATGTAGCTGCGATAGCACGGATATCATATTCTGTACCAATCGTTGATCCACCACCACCAACGTCAAAGTTTCTGACGACACCATCAGTACCCTTCAACTTCATGGTCAAAACGCTATTAGAAGTTGCTTCTAATACTACGTCACCATTTTGTGATGGTTGTATACTGGATGGGGGTCTGAGCAGATTGTTATCCTGTTCAGGTAATCTACGAATCGTCAGTGACATTATAACTGTTTAACTACTTGTACTATGGGTATTTAGCGTATACCAATCACGTGCTTCTGACTCTTTGTCAAAGAACATCGTGACTCCATGATCATAGGCAACCCATTTGTCTATGATGTAATCCCAGTGTGGGGGTTCTTGGCAGTGTGTAGAAAGATATTCCCTATAAAACTCAGGGTTCTCTCTCATATCTTCCTCAAAGTCCATCTGGGCTGTGAGGCGATCCTCTGGTACTTCAGACATGGCAATAATTGATGCTAATATATTTAGCACACTTTCCAGAATAAATTTCCTGCTACAGTAATTCTTTCTTTGTCTGTGGAATGATAAGGATACACTGCGTGATTAGTAGGAGATGGAAACATAAGTACCTGTCCATTCCATGATCTATCCACGTTGATAAGTCTATCCTCTAGTTGGAATCCACCATCACTAGCAAAGTCTTTCCGTTCTTCCACACCGTATGGTATGTCTACAAAAATAACAAAACTTACCACACCATGATGGCAGTGGTAAGGATTGTATTGACCAGGTTTCTGATAGTTAACCCATAGTTCGCGGAGATCCAAGTAGTTTGGATTGAAAGCTCCTTTATATGGGCATGTCTGAAAAAATGTGTGCCAGATATTCTGTGAAGTATGGACGAGATAATCTTCCAACCCTTCAGTAGGAACGAGAGATGACTGTTGATTCAAAGCACCAACTAATTTATTATTATAGTCCCAGTCTTCGTCTTTCCTCCTTTCTATACAAGCATCTTTTAACTTGTTAAAAAGGGAAGGGGGGATATGTTCGTGCCAAACTTTCATCACAAGAATATTGTTCTAGGTAGTCTTCTAACTTACGTATAAGTTTCACACTACATTTATCTGTTGTGCGACACATGTCTAGTAATTCTAGTATGTCGCTTTCTCTGAACTGCATTAGAAATAATCAATAGCGAATAGCATAGGTAGATCGTTAGAACGACTTGCCTCTACGTATGATATTATTCTAGCACCAGGATATATTTTGCCAGCTTGTTTCTGGATATCCTGACGTTGAGGTTTGTTAAGCTTCGGGAAGAATATTTGTACACGGTAGGGTCTACCACGCCAAACCAACTCGACGTAATAGTATTTACCATACTCATTCAGTCTCGCAGCTTCTGTGATCATTATGATACAACTACTTGAACCTCTGTACAGTGGACTGTTGCTCCACTAGCAGTCTTAGGCATTATAGCATACTTCATAGAGTTTCGTACCTCAGCAGTTCCTGCGAATGCTGCGAAACCTGATCCATCTGTACCACCTATTGTAAATGTAGTAGGTGTAGCAGCAGTTACCTCAACATGAGATAAGTTGTATGCCGCTGTAGATGAACCTGTAACTGTAACGTAGTCTCCTACTTTGATCTGATTATGATTTCCACCTGATCTTTCTATTGTGAATACTACTGGGTTAGCAGCAGTAGCACCTGTGATACCCATACGCACTGGGCTATCACCTTTAACGATGACTGATTCGCCTTTCTCTACATATAAACTTGAGTTAGTGGCATTGGCAGCTCCACCTAGCTGTATGGCAGCACCGCCCTTTGCGACTTCAGCAGCGAAGCGATAGATACCTGTCTTCACAGATAGTGCTGTACTTTGTGTGTTGGCAGCACTACCGACGGTCACCGTAGGTCCATCCTGCACTACTTTTAATACTGACATGTTAATAATAGTTGGTTCTTACTTATTTATCCTTGGAAGCATTCTTCAACATCTTCTGTAAATCTGCTGTGCTACCAACAAATAAGGCGTTGTTGACTGTGGAAGGTCCTTTCTTTTTCTCTTCCTTTACTTCTTTGGTTGTCTTCTGAAGTGCCATGAGTTTATCAGCAACGTCACCGACGTGTTTGATTAACTGTCCTGCTACTTCATATGCTCTGGGGTGATCACTTCCCTGTGCTACATCTAAAGCACCATCGACTGCCTCTTGTCCTTTCTCTATAAGAGAATAAAGATTAGACCTAGCATACTCATGATCATCAGTTATCTGATCATCAGTATTCTGTATAACTTTTGTCTTTTTGGGTTTAGGTTCAGAGGTGTCAAACGCCTTTTCTAAACCACCGAAATTGTTATCCATAGAAAGAAGTCATTTCGTTGAATCCGAAGTCATCATCACTATCTAATAGTTCTGTGTCAGCGGTTGTTATAATATCTATAACTGAACCACTCGCATGAGCAGATTGAGTTGTGGCATTTTGACCACGATGTACAGTAATAGACTCTCCATCTGGTTTACTCTTGACCTTCATAACTTCGTTATTGATCTCAATATAGTCACCTATACTGAGTACAGTTGAGTCTACAACTGGTAGTGTAGCTACCTTACTGTTGACCTCTGCTGTGAGAGTCAGTCCTGCTCCATCACTATCCTTATCACGTAAGGCAGTAGGTTCTACTTGATATGATACACGACGGTTTGGTGTCGCAGGGGTACCAGTATCGTAATGAACTTTTGCTTTCTTGATTGGTTTCTGTGTGGATGTAGGTCCGAAGATGTATGCTTTGACAGTAAAGGTACAGTCAATCGTAGTTAATTTACGTTGATCAAAGTTACCTTCATACTCGTCTGAGTAGGCAATACTATTCAGAACGATTGGTATGTCACGATACTCATTGATATCATCTAATATTTTGATAGTAATATTATATGATGGTTGGAATATAGGAACGATTTGTTCTATGATTTCCAACGCTTCATCATTTGTCTTTGATAGTATAGACAAACTGAAGTCTAGATTATATGGTACGGGTGTAAATATCTTTCTTACATTCTTACCATCTTTCTTATAGTCAGTCGTGATAGGACTTAACTTTCTAGTACTGTCATATGATATCCCAGACAGTTCAAATGATAATCTAGGTAGAGTGATAGCAACTTTCTTGTTTAATTCTGGTTGTCCTTCTAGTCTAGCTAAAAACTTTTGTTTAGGACCATAAGCAAGGGGAACCTTCATCTTCTGATAGGTTGTAGTGCCTGTCTCTTTCCTAACTTCTATATTGTTGAATAAAGTACCAAATCCTATAACGCATTTACGGATGACTTTATTATATGTGTAATTACCTAACATG